CACAGCAAGAAAACTCAATCCAGAAGATTTCTATTATGCTGAGCACTTTAAGAAGTTTGCCAACAGTCTCAAACCGACTTTTGATAGTGAAGAACATGATGAAGAACGAATCATTATCCCTCTTTATTACGAAAAGAATCTAATTGGGTTCCAGGGAAGATCCATAGGTTTGAGCAAGGTTAAATACATTACCGTGATGCTTGATGATGACGCACCAAAAATCTACGGACTGGATAACATCAGAACAGATGCTCCAGTCTATGTTACAGAAGGACCATTCGACAGCACGTTCATTCGCAACGCGATTGCTATGTGCGGAGCTGACGCTGATGTTAGTCGTTGGGGGATTAGCAATCCTGTGTGGATCTATGATAACGAACCACGCAATCGAGAAATCACCAACCGTATCGCCAAGACAATTGATGCAGGTCACTCTGTAGTCATCTGGCCAGAGAGCATAGATGATAAAGATATAAATGATATGGTAATGTCTGGACTGGATGTACAGTCTGTGATAGAATCAAATACTTATTCTGGATTAGAAGCAAAACTTAAATTTACCACCTGGAAGAAAATATGAGCAACGGAACAAAGGTAAAAAAGAGAGACGGTAGAATTGAACCTCTTGACCTTGAAAAGATGCATTTGATGGTTGAAGAGGCATGTCAGGGTCTTGCAGGCGTCTCTGCGAGTCAAGTTGAGATGAAGTCTGGCATTCAGTTTTATGATGGCATTAGCACTGGTGAGATTCAAGAGATCTTGATTAAGGCTGCTTCTGATCTTATTGATCTTGATCATCCTAATTATCAGTTTGTTGCAGCAAGACTTCTTCTCTTTTCTCTCCGAAAGAGTCTCTATGGAAAGATGAGAGAACTTCCTAACCTTGAACAGCACATCTATGATTGTGTTGGAAAGCAAGTTTATGATCCAGAGATTTACACTAAATACTCAAAAGAAGAGATTGAGAAGGTCAATTCGTATATTGATCACAATCGTGACTTTTTGTTTACCTATGCCGGTCTTCGTCAAGTTGTAGACAAGTATTTGGTTCAAGATCGTAGTAGCGGTGGAGTCTATGAGACGCCACAGTTTATGTACATTATGATTGCTCTGACGATCTTCAGGGAATATCCAAAAGAAACACGTCTCTCTTACGTCAAGAGGTACTATGACGCAATCAGCAAACACCGAATCAACATCCCAACGCCAATCATGGCGGGAGTGCGAACACCACTTCGTCAATTTGCATCTTGCGTTCTCGTTGATGTTGATGACACCCTCGATAGTATCTTTAGCTCTGATATGGCTATTGGCAGATACGTTGCACAAAGGGCTGGTATCGGTATCAACGCAGGCAGAATCCGTGGCATCAACGCTAAAATCAGAGGCGGAGAGGTACAACACACAGGCGTGGTCCCCTTCCTTAAAAAGTTTGAATCAACTGTACGATGCTGCACGCAAAACGGCATCAGAGGTGGTTCTGCTACAGTTCACTTTCCTATCTGGCACCAAGAGATAGAAGATATTATTGTTCTCAAGAACAACAAAGGTACAGAAGATAACAGGGTCCGTAAACTTGACTATTCGATCCAGATTTCAAAACTTTTCTACGAACGTTTCATCCAGGATGGAGAGATTAGCCTCTTCTCACCGCATGACGTACCAGGTCTCTATGACGCTTTTGGTACTGATAGGTTCGATGACTTATATGTGGGTTTTGAACGAGATGAGTCTGTTGCAAGAAAAACTGTCCGCGCTCAGGAACTCATCCTCAATCTCCTGAAGGAACGTGCTGAGACTGGTCGCATCTATCTGATGAACATCGATCACTGTAATACTCACTCGTCATTCAAGGACAAGGTTGAAATGTCCAATCTGTGTCAGGAGATCACTCTTCCCACATATCCTCTTCAACATATTGATGATGAGGGTGCAGAGATTGCTCTGTGTATTCTTTCTGCCATCAATGTTGGTAAGGTCAAGTCCGATGAAGAACTTGAAGAACTTTGTGATCTTTCTGTTCGTGGATTGGAAGAACTAATTGACTATCAGGAGTACCCTGTAAAGGCAGCAGAACGCGCTACAAAGGCACGTAGATCACTTGGTATTGGTTTCATTGGTCTGGCACATTATCTTGCTAAACTGGGTTATAAGTATGACTCTCAGGAAGCATGGGATGCTGTTCATGGACTGTCTGAATCATTCCAGTATTACTTGCTGAAGTCTTCTAATCAAATTGCTAAAGAGAAAGGTTGGTGTGCTGACTTTGGTCGCACTAAGTATTCTGATGGTATCTTGCCAATCGATACATACAAGAAGGATGTAGATGAGATCACCACAGAGGAGTTAGCACATGATTGGGAGTCTCTTAGAGCATCTATCTTGGAGCACGGACTGCGACACAGCACGTTGTCCGCACAGATGCCTTCGGAGAGCAGTTCCGTTGTGTCAAACGCAACAAACGGAATCGAACCACCTCGCGACTACCTGTCCATTAAGAAGAGTAAGAAGGGACCACTCAAGCAGATTGTTCCTCAATATGGATCTCTTAAGAACAATTATACGCTTCTTTGGGATATGGAGTCCAATCGTGGTTACATTAATGTTGTTGCTGTGATGCAAAAGTTCTTTGACCAAGCAATTTCTGGTAACTGGAGTTACAATCCAGAGAACTATCCCGATAATGAAGTCCCAGTGTCCACCATGGCACAAGACTTTTTAACTACATATAAGTACGGATGGAAAACCTCTTACTATCAGAATACACATGACATGAAGAGTGATGAGGTAGAAGAAGAGAAATCCGAACTACATAATATCCTAAACGAATTAGAACAAGCCGAGGAGGGAGAGTGTGAATCCTGTGCAGTTTAAGGTGTCATCAGTGGAAAAAGTGAACAGAGAAGTTGAGGGCATGACAGTCTTCAACACAGAACAAGTTAATACTAAGAAGCAACCGATGTTTTTCGGTAAACCTCTGGGAGTCCAGAGATACGATTCATACAAATACCCAGTCTTTGATAAACTTACAACTCAACAACTGGGTTACTTCTGGAGACCAGAAGAAGTTTCACTGCAAAAAGACCGTGGGGATTATCAAACACTTCGTCCAGAACAAAAGCATATCTATACCTCTAACCTCAAGTACCAGATTATGCTTGACTCCATTCAAGGGCGTGGTCCTGGGATGGCTTTTATACCATACTGCTCTCTACCTGAGTTAGAAGCATGTATGGAGGTCTGGGGATTCATGGAAATGATTCACAGTCGTTCCTACACATATATCATCAAGAACGTCTACGCAGACCCCTCTGAGGTCTTTGATAAGATCGTCACTGATGATCGTATTCTGGAACGTGCCAGCAGCGTTACAGCATCTTATGATGACTTCATTAATAGTGCTCAACTTTGGGGCACTGGAAACATGTGGCAAGAAGACTTTCGCCAGTCACCATCTTCACAATGGGAAATTAAAGATGTCAAACGAAAACTCTACAGAGCAGTCGCAAACGTCAACATCCTGGAAGGAATACGGTTTTATGTTTCTTTTGCTTGTAGCTTTGCTTTTGGTGAACTTAAACTCATGGAAGGTTCTGCAAAAATTATCTCCCTTATTGCCAGGGATGAGAACCAACACCTCGCTATCACCCAAAACATTCTGAATAAGTGGAAGCAAGGTGATGATCCTGAGATGGCTCAGATCATGAAGGAAGAGGAGGAGTGGACCTATAAGGCATTTGATCGTGCTGTAAATGAAGAGAAGCGTTGGGCAGACTACCTGTTCAAAGATGGATCAATGATTGGTCTGAACGATAAACTTCTTCAGCAGTATGTTGAGTGGGTTGCTAACCGTCGTCTGAAGGCAATCGGTCTGAAACCTCAGTATGACATTGCTGCATCTGCTAATCCTCTGCCTTGGACGCAGCACTGGATCTCCTCTAAGGGTCTGCAAGTGGCACCACAAGAGACTGAGGTTGAGTCTTATGTTGTTGGTGGCATCAAGCAAGATGTTAAGAAAGACACATTTAGTGGTTTCCAACTCTGATCTTTGCTTAAATAGGGGAAGATAACTTCCCCTCATGCCACGTAACCAAATAACTCTTGCAGAGTTTAAAACAAAGTTAGAAAGACTGAAGAACGAACTATACTGGGAAGAAGAACAGTATGGTCATGAAGCAAGAGGACTTGCCCATAAATACCTGAACAAGGTATTTGATATTCTTGATGAGTATAGACTATGAAAACCCGTGGTTATATCTGGAGAGACCTTTTACTTCTGATGATGTTCGGGACAACTATGGTTTTGTTTATAACATTACCAATCTCACCAACGGTAGACAGTACATTGGGAGAAAGTATTTTTGGTCTCATCGAAAA